TCCGGGTTCTCCCTGATCACCCCGATGTCCTCTGGGACCTTGGGGTCCGGGAGGGCCCTCTTCACCGTCTTCTCCTCTGGGTCCATTTGCAGGACCAGGAGGACCGGGAGGACCAGGCTCCCCTCTTTCGCCAGGTTCCCCGCGTTCACCGTCACTCCCTCGCTCACCCTGCGGACCAATAGAACCCTGCGATCCGGGCTGTCCTTGCTCAACAATAACGATAGGTTCGGACTGTTTTTGTTCTGTTGCGGTTACTTCTTCAATAACGGTGAAAAGTTCACCCAATGTTCTTTTATTTCCCTGAAGTCTAATTACTTTTCCTTCTGGGGATAAAACATCAATACTACTAATACCCGGATCTAATCGAATATAATCATCCGGAGTACCTTCAGCCCGATAGAAAACATTTCCTTCCTGTAATTCAGGGGAAACTGTTTCCTTTAGGATAAGTTTTTCCGTTTTATTGACTTTTATATTGTCCGACATATATTAACTTTTAGCCTTTTTCCTTGACTTATATTGTGTATGTATACTTGGTGTCTTTGTGGGTTTTTTTACTTTATTTTTTTTACTTTCCTTTTTTTCCTGTTTTTTCTTTTGCTTTTCTGCGTATTCCTTCATTTGCTGATTCATATTTTGCTGCATTTCATGCTGCTGCATTTGTCCTAGAATTTTTTCGTAACTTCTAAGATTCTCTATAACTCTTGCTTTATCACCCTCAGAGACTAAATTTTCATCTATAAGTTTTTTACACGCTGCATATCCAACATGAGGTTTTCCTGCATAATAAGCAGTCGCACCTACTTCATCTAGTATACCATATCTATAAACTTCTTCCTGAATGAATAGAATATCATTTTGCGGGTAAGGAATTTCCAGTCCCATCCTAGCATACATGTAAGCAACTGCGGGCATTCCATTTAATCGATAAATTCTAGCAAGATTGAATAGAGGCTCTGCTCGATCTGGCTTTGCTTGGAAAGACTTCAAAAAAGATTGTGCTATAATTTCTAAAGGTTTATTTTGAATTCCGTCTATAATTGCTGCTCGATATAAGGAATAGAATACTTCTTCAGCCCAACCTCCTGCTTCCGCTCTTTTCAGATATGCTTCTCTTGATTTATCCCATTGCTGAGAATCAAAATAACTTTGAGCAAGATAAAACCAATATCTTTGGTTGTCTGGTTCATCTTCTAATGCCTTTTTTATTGTTTCGGCATCTCTACTATATTTTTCCTGTGGTGTAATTCCCACATTCCTTGCACCCTCAGTTCTTGCAGTTAAATTATAATTACCTTCCAACTTTCTACAATTTGGCTGTTCTTTATCGCAAGTTGCATATTCGTGAAGAACACCTACATATCTCCAAGTTGCATTTTTCAGATTAAATATCTGATTCCTCCACCAAACAAAATCA